GGTATCTACTGTCACCAGACGCCACCTTGTTTCAGGGTGTCGTTGCTTCTACCTCGTTGTTTGAGACTAGAAGTTTAGAGCCGTAGCCCCAGATACTTCAGCGATCTGGACAAGCTGCGACCATGTTTTTTGAATAGGATAGAGAGCAGCCCGGGTGCTTCTGTTGTGTTAATACCCTTTAGCAACAGCGCAAGAGTCAGAACTGGCCTTTGAGAGATTGGGGTAACTGTAGTGGTTACAGAGCCGACGCCTACCGCATATAAATGTGACATAGAGAGACACTATGCACGCGGAGAAGGGGGTGTTTCCGATGATGAAAATTTCTAAATAATAATAACTTCCAAGGAACTGCTCTTGGATAAAAACATGTTACTAAACTTTATACCAAACCGGAAAGTTCTCAATCCTTCGTCATTCGTCAGATTGGCGTCGGATAGGAACAAGAAGCGTCTCTGGCTCTCCTCCTCTCATACTGTGTTTTCTCAGATGAACGGACGAGAGTACGAAGGGCACGCTGACGTCCGTTACGGTATCGAGATCAACAAAGAAACTACCAACCCCACTGCTCTACTCACGGTAGATGATGCTGTGCCGTCCATTGGTGTCCAGGCAGCGACGTCTGTACTCGACGTCACGTCCAGCCTAGGTGTCAGAAGCGGCTACGCTCCAACTGCTGAGAGTATGCTGGACTTTGACATGCGGAGCATCAGCTACGTATGTGGAGCCCTCGCGGCCATGGGTGCGAGCGGAATCCAGCCTGACCTACCAGATGGCAACTGTGTAGCAACGGTGATGGATGCCGCTCATACTCTGAGCCTCGGAAGTGCCCCTACTTTTGTGCCTTCAATGTGGAATTCGACAACTGAGTTCGCGTCGCTTATGTCTATCTGCACTATGGCAGGTGCAGACGAGGTGTACTTGGCAACCCAGAACATACCTTCGAAAGGTCAGCTGTATGCCAACAAAAGCCTAGGATGCTATGCAGTTAGGATCCAGGCAAACATACTGGCCGAGACCAACTTGATTGCAGCGGCAGCTGACCATGATGAGGCCTTTTTCGCAGGAGCTCAGTCAGTGATGAAAGTGCTGGGACAGTCAGATGACGGCGGAAACTGTCATCTGTGGGTTCCTCAGAAGACTTACCCTAAACCAAAAGGCATGATTAGACACCATCTTACCACGGTCATGGAGTCTTCGACTGTGTTGATCATGGATACAGCCGACTTGACAAGGTACATGGTCGCATACGTACTTGAAAGTGCTGGCCGTGTGGCTAGAGCCGACCCCATGAATGGAGAAGGATTGCCACTAACATACCTTGAGGAAGAAGGTGAGAAAGGGCCACAAGACTTAGATGGGTTCACTGATGATGTCTATGCCATGTGGAAGAGATGGAAGGAATTGTCTGCAGCAGAAAACGGTTTTGTCATGTCTGACACACATGATACAGCAAGCCACAGAACCTGCTTCAAAGAAAATAAACCTATTCGTCACTTCAAGGGAACCAACCTGACTCCCTTCCAGTGGATAGAACCAGGCCCAGTTTCCTGCACATTGACGTCCAACGTCTTTATGTTAGGATGTCAGGGGCAAGGAGTTGAGCTGCCCCTAGTAAAAGATGCTGTTGGATACAAGACAGGCAGCTATCAAGAGTTTAAGGGACGGCCCATGCCAAACGGAGTGGTAGCCCTCAAAATGGATAAGGGTTTCAAGATGCGCGAAAATGGCATAGCGTATCTTTATTCCTCGACATATCATGAAGAAAATGGTCTTTCGCGTTTTGTCCCCGATACATCAGTGCATCTAGGCGTGACCAGGAAAGAGTTGGCCAACTCAAACAATGCACAGGACCTTGCGTCTCAAAGATGGTTGAGATATGATTGTCCAATCGCACACCCCTCGGAATGTGTGACTGACAAGCCGTTCTTGCTCAAGTATGCTTACGGGAGCACAGGACGCCAGGCAAAATTGGAAGATCTCACCAATGCAAAAGTGAACAGCGGTTTTGGAAGCTTAATCGTATGTAAGAACCGAGGCGTACCAAACAATCGCACACACAGAGATGTCCCTGACGGTTTGAAAGATCATCTCTTGGGAACGGCGCCTAAGTCGTATCCTCTTTGGGACGCTTCAGACTTCATCATAATGGAATCTGAGGTGAAGAAATTCGAAGAACCGCCAGATTTGACAGACGTCGGCGGTGAAAAGGAAGAGAAAATAGATGAAGAAGAGGAGGAACGTGACCCTCTTGAACTTGAAACTGACGAAGGAGAAAAATCAGAGCCACACCGCGCGATCGTGGTTGAAGCTCCTACAACTAGAGGGCCTACCATGCCCGCAGCCAAGGCACCAGACCCTAGGACAGCGGACGGCAGGTCCTCGCGTGCCTAATGTTACCTTTTCTGGCTTCCAGGCTGGACAAGCCAAACAGCCTAAAGGAAGCCATGGTAACGTTAGAATTGGCAGAAAAGTGTTGTAGTGAAGACGTGGTTTATGATGCATCATTAAGACTGTACAGGGTTCCCTTACAGTGTAATGTCACATTAGAGACCGTGGTTAACTACTGGAAAGCAAAAGGTACGTCTGATGCCTTTTGTCGTAGCGGTAACATCAGACACTCACCTTTAGACACAGACGATGATCGTGCTCTTTTTCCCCTGAAAGAGAACGCTATGTCTGGGACTAAAGTAAATTTATTTTTCAGGGATGTATGGAAGGATGCAAAACAGTACCACAGGGAGGCGGCGGCTGTGTTGTCAAACAACGCGTGTTGGTTTGACGGCATGTATAATGACGAGGCCACTGGGTGGTTGATCTGGTTTTGCGCTATGTATATGGCAGATAAGGAAATTGCAGTAAGTATAATGCGGCTTAAAACTGATTATGTGTTGCTGGGTGGGTTGTCAGACGCGGTTAAGCAATCAGGGTGTTTTGAGACAACAAATGGAAGGATGGTTTGTGAGCTGAGGTCACTGGCAGGAAGAGGAGCTTCAAACCCGGATCCTGACGGAGATGTGAAGGGAAGGATTGATCTTGAGACTTTTAAGGAAAAGAAGTCTTGTTTGATAGGCGAAGAGATAAGGCCTTGGGTTAAGGAGGTGTTAAGAGATGAAATGCTGAGCGCGCCCACCTGGAGCTCAAAGGAAGACTATTGGTCGAGGAGATGGCTCTACACCAAGTCAGGCTCGCATGCAAGGAGAGTCGAAAAAGAGAAACTTGGTGGGAGACTCGACTTGCCTTCGCAACCGACAAGAAGAGAATTCGCTGAGCATGTGAGTGAGTGCTTGGTTGGATGGGGCGAGCCAATGGTGATGGCTGGCCAAAGTTGGAAATTGGAACACTACAAAACAAGGGCTATATATAGTGGTGACACAGTCTCGTACTACACATTTGACTACCTACTGAGGCCAGTCGAGGCGGTGTGGGCCAACAAACGATGTCTGATCGACCCTGGTGCCAGGTCAAAGGTCGAGATGTATCAATCTCTGTCCGTAGGGGGGAAGATAAAACTGATGCTTGATCTTGAAGACTACAACGCTCAGCATGAGAAGGATGCTATGAAGGTAGTGATAGATGAAGCAACGAAAGGAGCACCGGAAGATGTGAGGAAGTGGGCGATAGATAGCATCGACAATGAGATTGTCTTTTGGAACTCAAATGGAGTTGAGAGAAGTGAGAAAACAGTAGGAGGGCTGTTCAGTGGGCATAGAGCCACTTCTTTCTTGAACACCATATTAAATGCCGCATACATAAGGAAGGTAGCTGGCCAGCACTATCATGCAGTGGAGGCGCTGCATGCTGGTGATGACATAATAATATGTGGCGGTACAGAGGCGGTAGGAGAGATACTGAACGCATGCTTGGATTCGACACTAAGGTTCAACCCTTCTAAGCAAGGGCTCGGAAGGAGGGCCGGTGAGTTTTTAAGGGTGGCATTCAATGAAAAAGAAGCAGGCGGATACGTGGCGAGGAGTATAGCTGGACTAGTGAGTGGCAGTTGGGTGACTGACAGAGAAATGTCAAAAATTGAAAGAGCTCAGAATTATGCTAACATGGCCTGGACAATGTGTCTAAGGTCACGTAACGATTTCTTGGGCTTGCTGATGGTGAGCACGTTTAGGAGAAGACTACCGGAAATGTCACACTTAGCGGAGGGGATACTGGGACTCAAACTCTCTTTGAACGGTTCACCTGTTAAAGAAAAAGGAAGGATGACAATCGGGGCGGCATATGTCGTAGCCGAGGTACGAAGGAACAAGAGGAAAGTAGCAAACAATCTGTCATTTGCTACAGATGAATTCCTAGAAAAACATATTGACAAAGAGGTGTTGAGGAAGGCAGGTGTGTCTCGGAATGTGATTCGTCGTTTGATGCTAGAAGTGTCTTACAAAGACCGCGAACCACAGGAAGAAATAGAGACACGATTAAACGTTCTAGTAACGAGCGTGCCCCCTCGAGAGATATCGGATGTAGGAATAGCACTACACACGAATCGTAGAACACAAACTAGGACTGAGCCAGGAGCAGCGAAGTTACTCAAGCGACTAAAAGGAGATGTCGATTGGGTACACATGATAGCGCAGCTGTATGGCAGATCAGGTCCTTTTGGAGAGGAACTTGACAAAGTGAGATGGCCAGCATCAAATGCTGGAACTTTGCCAATTTCCGACCTAGCTAAAGTTAGCCAACAGAGTGTGAGGCCGGTGTATGTGAGCACCACATACCCTGTGCGCGCTTAAGCAGGTATCGTTACAACATGCAGGTCAGGAAACTTACCATTTAAAGTGTTTATGCTTTAACAGGAGTGCCGAGCACTGGTTTTCTCAGACTGCAGCCCATCTTACCAGAAATGGCGGCCATCGTGTAAGGCGATGAAGAACAATGAAA